GATTCAATATCAAGGCCATTAGGAAGGTTACTTTCATCATAATCTTCCCAAGGAATATTACCTATCCCAGTCATAGAAATAAATCTTAGATAATACAGGAGACAGATAAAATTAATTTGATTCAAAGTTAAATACTTAATAAGTGAGATAGCATCATCCATTATCACATCATCTTCGTCCGTTGGTGATGCAATCTTCATGATAATTAATTCGCTTAGCATTTTTTTGTCACATTTTTCAATTTTCTTAGCCGCCATTAGTACAGTTTCATTTATTGCAGACTGAATGTCAGGCTCTTTCAATTTATATTCTATTTGTTCATTAAACTTTTCCGCTAAACGATTAAATAAAATTTCACCATATTCTTGTACGCTTTCCCTAGATTTTTCCATTGCTATTTGTTGCAATTTTGGGAAATTATTTTCTAGTAGAACAGTGCATATACTAATAACGTCAGCTGCTGTGAGTCCGAGATTCAAGTTAACATCTCTCTTAGATGAGATCGCTAAAGAATTACCAGAAACTGTCTGCCGGCTTATATCTTTATCAAGCATAATTTATCCTCTTATTTTTTTATGTTTGTATCTCTGCCTGAAATAATACCAATTGAGTTGTTTGTTACATTTTGATTATGACCTTTAGAATCTTGAATGCCTTTATGCTTTTTTGATTCAATTTTTGAAACTATTGCAGTTAATAATGCCGCAAAACTCCCCACCGACGAAAGTATGAAAGTTATGGACCCATTACTAAGTGTAAAGTAAATAGATACACTTACCCAGATGAAACAAACAATGATGATAATCGTTCTTAACACGCTATTCTCCTTACAATATTTCATTTTCACTAAACACCATAAAGGCACTTGCAGTGTTTAATTGGCTATCACATTAATAATCACGCTAATCTTGAAAAATTACCATAGCCAATGTGACTTAGCTCATACAAAAGTTAGAATTTTTTGCAAAAAAGGAATTTATCAACTCCGGTTTTCAAACCGACAGTAGAGATACATTCACCAGCACCACCAAACTCTACTGGAGTGAATGTTTTACGTCACACATATGATTGATATATTTGTTTTAATTAATGTTTATTAACCTTTATAAATTAACGATTTAACTATTTATCAATCAAATAATTACGCTTTCACGCCCAGCCCATGCCGAGCAATTAACAAAGCATCTGCTATGGCTTGCCCCTTGGCTTTCGCATCCAGTGCCCGCAGTGCCGGGTAAAGCTGTATGGCCCTGCTGCGTGCCGCATCCTTGTCGCTGCCGATAAGCCCCGCTGACTTTTTCCAGGCTTGCGGAGTCACCAGCGTGTAAGGGATATTCATGCCCTGCAGGATGCCTTCAACAACGCCGGCGGCATGGCCGAAATTGAATACGCTCGATACGCCCTGCCCTGGCATTGAATGCACTTGCTCCAGATAGGCATGAATAATCGGGCCGCCAGAGAACGGTAAACTTCCCAAAGTATTTAGCCTCGCCGCCACGGCAGCGCCATTAACACGATTGCTACCGCCAATTTTTATGACCGGCATATTCAAATGCGCTATGTACGCACCCTGCTCATCAATGGCCACGAGTGCCCCACTACATCCCGGATCAATCCCGATAATCAGACTCATTTCTTCCCCTTGGTTTTCGCTTTTTCCTTCACCGGCTTTTCGCCGGAGTGCTTGGCGTAAAACTTCGCTTCGCGCAGGCAATCGCCGTAAATGCCCTGACTTTTTACCGTCGCATGTGAACGGCGCCGATACTCGTCAACGGCGGCGTTAGCCCCCCCTGCGCCACTGCACGGCTGTATCCTTCGCTTTCCAGCGCCAGGCGGATGTTCTTCTCGATAAACGCAATCGGGTTCATTGTGCTCACCTTGCATATACCCAAATGGTAATATTTACCTTATTGGTAATGTTTATCAACCAAAAAAATGCGCATGCTCTCGCAAAACGCTGCCATTACTAAAACTCTCTAAACGCCACGCTATCCGTTTTTGATTACAAGGTAACCCAATCGTATTACCCCATGTCAGAAAATCGAACCTTGGCCGGTTTGGCTAAGGAATTTTGCTGTTCAATCTTGTTGCGAATCCTAGCAATCCAAAATTCATTACGTTCCTGTTGCTCTTTGGAAAGATCATTGCGTTGGATAACCGTGCCCAATGCCTCGAAAAACACCGGCAGCTCATCACTCACTCGTTTCAATGCCATTAGTAACCTGCCTTTGCATATCGCCGTTGCTGGGTGACCGGCTTGGCACGGCATACATGAGCGGCCGCGACCTGATCGGTCGGTAGGAAATGACCATTTTTGAAAAGCTGATAAACCGTGCCCAGTTGGCCAAAGCGGTTTTTTGTGACGATGATTTCGGCAAAGGGCGCAGCCGGGCTTTCTTCGTTGTAGACCGATTCCCGGTACAGCATGATGATGGTGTCGGCGTCCTGCTCGATGCTGCCGGAGTCTCGCAGATCGGCATTTGTAGGCCGCCGTTGCCCTGCAGGGCGTTTCTCGACGTCACGCGAAAGCTGGCTTAAGGATATGGTCGGTGTTTTAAGTTCTTTGGCCATGGTCTTTAAGCTGCCGGAGATATGGGCTACAGCAAGATCGTTGCGCTCAGCTTTAGGTTTTTTGATAAGCCCAAGGTAGTCAACGAGTATCAGGGAAAGTGCAGGATGATTGCGTTTGTGCCGCTGGGCAATGCTGCGGATCTGCTCAATAGTCAGGTTAGTTGCGTCAACGATCCAAACATCGAGCCCCTTTAGCCTGCCGATACCGCTCGCTACTCGTGCCCAATCTTCATCGCCCATCCTGGCCGGTTTTCGCAGACTGGCCACGGGCAGGTTTGAGGCACCAGCCAGAGAGCGTTCGATAACCTGTGTGGCGGACATTTCCATCGAGAAAATAATCACACCGCGTCGCTGCGTCAGTTCACCCACGCGGATGCTGGTTTCTGCAACGCCCTCAGCGATTTTAAGCGCCAGCTCCGTTTTTCCCATACCGGGCCTGGCAGCGATGATGACCAGATCCTCGTTGTTCATCCCGCCGGTGATTTCGTCCAGCTCATCGATGCCAGTTTTGAGTGTGTCAGAGGCTTCGCCATTGGTCAGGCGCTTCTCAAGCAACCCGGCATAGGATTCCAGCAGGTCATCGATATGCACCGGGCGGATTTCATCTTGTGGGGCGCTGAGCTCAGTGACTTTGCTGACAAACTCCCGAATATTCTCTAAGGCAAGTTCATGATTCACTGCACCGGATATCAGCCCGTAGCTGGTTTTAAGCAGCCCTTCAAATTGGCGGATTTGGTATAGTTCGCTGACGATGCGAGCATAGCCTTTCAGATTGGCTGAGCTGGCGCATTTGCGCGCGGTATCCATCACGTTGGCATAATGGCCATCGCCCATGGCCTCGCCGATCATCACGGCGTCAATCAAGCCCCGATTAGCTGCCTGCCGTTTAATTTCACCAAAGACTTTGCGATAAAACCCGATTGAGAAACTATTCGGGTCCAGGGTGGCCAGTACGTCGCTGGCATCGGGCGTTAAGCCACCAAGCAGCAATCCGCCGATCACGCTGGCTTCGATATCAGGATTTTTCATAGTGTGTTTCCTTGCTGTTATCGATCATCATGAGCACCCTCTCGGACTTTGAGATAAACGGTGTCATCGAGAAGATAATCCAGGCTTTTTTTATGCCATGTAGTACCGGACCGGTTGTTTTCGCGATCTTCAAGCATCCAGCGACAGCCAAGCGATATGTATTCAAGGTACCGTTCCCATGCCTCCATGCTGAACGGTTGGTTATCAAGCTGGCGAGTTATCACACCGGCTTTTTTCCAGAAAGTACGGATCTTATTTTTTCGCTTGTCATTCAAAGCCCGTATACGTGGTAATTCAGGCAAAATACGGTGGAAGGCATCAACCACTTGATCGCAGCTAATACCAGATTGGTGGGTCTTGTTGGGTGCATCGGTATTTTCTGATGCACCTATCTCTTTATCCTTTCCTTTCCCTTCCATTCCCTTCCCTTCCGCATGGGAGTCCTCCGGTAATTCTGGGGGAATGATGGGGGAGT